AACCGGCCCCATAGGCTGCGCCATGCCGTCCGGGCCGATGATCGAATTGACGCGAAGGAACGGCAGGTTCTTAATGTTCGCTTCGGACCATTCCTGCTGCAGCCCGGCAATCTGCTCGCTGGCAAAGATAGGCTTACGGGTTGGCGAAATGGCAGCGATGTCAGCCAACAGGCTAATCATCATGTTGTAGATACGCTGCGCGTCCTTGGCCAAGCGGACAATGCCCATGCAGCGTTCAATGTTATCGACAAACCACCGCTTGCCGTACACTGGAATGATCGGAATGTTCTTGCCCGCAATGTGGCCGCAGTCCTCAAGGATGCGTGCGCCGTTCAGGATATACTTGCGGACCTTGCGGCGCTTGACCTTGCGCGCCTTAACCTCGATCACCCCCTTCCCAGCTAGATCGGCCAGAGCCGCGTCAATCGCGGTTTGGTCGCTCTCCACATCGTCACCGATGATCTTTTCGCCCATGTCGTCCAATTCATCGTCGGTATACTTGACCGGCTGGCCATCAGGATCGACAAAGGTGCGTACGTTCTCGCGCACTTCCTCGACCTTGTAGTACTCCGCGATGTAGACGCCATCCGGCGTGTTCCAGTCAAAATAGGCGGTATTGATATCCTTGGGCCACGATGCCGGATCGTCGCCCCATTCAGCCGTGTAGGCATCGCGCGCCATGAAGTAGACCACGAAACAATGCTTGGCATCCGCCTTGTCCGCGCGCTTGGCATTCACATCGAAGTAAACGCTGGTGTCCGCATCGTAGATCGGCTCGATGCGGATGCGCTGCCGTTCGTTTTCGTCATCGTATTCGTCTTCGTAATCAGCCCGCAAGCGGAACGCGCCAAAGCCACCGCCTGCCGCTTCCTCAAATGCGTTATCGTAAGCCTCTTCGGCTGCGCTGTCCTGTTCGTCTGCCCGGTAAAGCCCATCGCACACATCGGCCAGCGCGCTATCAGTGCCGTCACGGGCCACGAAGTCCACGCTAATGCGGTTGTTGCGGTACTCGTTGATAACCCGCATCACCGCCTGATGAACCTTGTTGTTCTCAAGCTTGGGGCGGTTCTCAAACTGTTCAGCGAGATCGCCTTCCCACTGCGCGCCGACAATCGAGTAGAACCGGCGGTCCTCTACGCACTGGCGGCGAACATCACGGTTCGCCATTTGGGTTGCGTCAAACTCAGCGCGGGCCTGTGCCAGAACGCTTGCATTGACTTCGGCTTTGGTTTTGCGCGCCATTAAAACCTCTGAGCCTTGCGCCAATAGGGCAGCGGGCGAGTTACCTTAACCCATAGCGCGGAAACCGTCAACGTCTGCCCCACTTGGTAACTATCGGCATGGGCGCGGCATCAGGCACGGCCCTAATCGCAGACGCGCGGCGCACACCCTCGCAGGCATAGCGCAGCGCATCGATGCAGTGGTTGTTCTTATCGGCCAGCTTGGGAAGCACCATGCCGGTAAGCGGATCGATCTCGAAGCTGTACAGCGTCAACTCATCGATCACATGCTGGCAGCGCGGGTGCACGATAATGTCGAAGCTCTTGAGGAACTCCACGCCTTCCTCGACCGAACGCGCGCCCTTGACGGCTGGCAGGATGCGGGGGAAGCCATGATTGCGCAGATAACTAATCGTCTCCGGTCGGCTGCTGTCTGCCACCATGGGCCAGCTTTCAGCACCAGGCACCGTCATGAACAGATCGGGCAAGCGGTCAATCTCGCAGCCAATCTGCCAAGCCTCATGGTCGATGTAGAGATTGCGCCCGTCGATGTAGCACCGCAGTAGGACGCTGGGATCGATGCTAAAGCCAAAGTCTGCGCCCATGCGGAAGGTGACACCATCCGGCGCGGTAAACTCCTCGACGCGCCAGTTGCGGAACACGCGGGCCTCGCTATTGCGCTGGTACTCGCCAAGCCAGATGTGGGCGAACTTGTCCGGATCGCGGCTGCGGTCATATTCAAGCTCGCTGCGCAGAACGTCGGGAAGCCACGGGTTGTCGCGGTAGTTGGCCTGCACAACCAAGGCATCTGGTGGCGGGTTCTCGCCGCGTAGTAGAACGTCCACCGGATCAGTTGCCTGCGATGGGTTCCACGTAAACCAAAGCTCCGAACCGGGCTTACGGATCGTCGGGCGCAATAGGTCAAGGCTGCGCTGGGATAAGCTCTGCGCTTCCTCCACCCATGCGATGTCATAACCTTCGAGCGACTTGATCGAATCCGCCGTGTGGTTCTGGAGGCCTTGAAAGATAATCAAACCACCATGCGGACATTTGATTACGGTCTGCTGCACTTCAAACATGCGACCGACGCCCATAGCCTCGATCTTGACTTCCAAAAGCTTTTTAACCGACTGCGCCAAAGACTTTTGAACCTCGCGGACACACACCGCGTAGGTCTTTTGCATAATGCAGCGTTCAATGAGCATTTCCGCGAAGGCATGGGACTTACCTGAGCCTCGCCCACCGTGCACGCCCTTGTAGCGCGAGGGCTGAAGCAAGGGGACAGCCCAGCGGGGCGTGTCAATGACTAGCTCACCCTTCGGGGGCATCAATCACCCGGCGAGTGATTAGGTTAACTGCAATGTCATCGCCATCCTTGCCGGTATGCTCGTTGCGAACGGTTTCCTTCCAGCCCATCTGCGTCTTGGCATAGAAGATGGCTGCGGTCATGTTGCCGTTAAGCGCGGCCTTAACGATGGCACCGCCGACCTTAGCCTTGGCTTCCGCAGCGCCAGCATCCAAGTCCTCGCGGCACCGTTCCGCCAAGGTGTCTACGCACTTGCCGATCAGTACGGCAATCTGCTCCTGCGTGATGCCAAGGCCAGCATACATGCGGATGCGCTTGCGCTCCTCATCGGTAGGCTTCCAAGGCTGCGGGCCGCGCTTACCCATTCTCAATCCTTAAAGTTTGGAGCGTGCGGGTCGGAGTCTCGCCGCCCAGATCATCAGGGTTTGATGATGCCTGATCTTTCGCACGCTTAGGGTAAGGTTTTGCTAGAGGTAAAATACGCTCACGCATTTCTGCGTCAAGGGGCATGAGGTAACGGTGTTTGCCAAGCAGTGGAACACGCTCAGCCCCTGTTGGAATTGCCAACTTAGGATTGCCAAAGTTATGGCCAGTGTATGCGCGCTTATTTAAGCGCTTGCCATTCAACCGCCATTCATAGTTTGAAGCACTTTTTCCTGAATAAATCCAGTTGCCAGCCTGATAGATGCCACCATGATGGCCTGCCTCGGGATCAGCAAATGAAACGACAAGGCGAATACCTGGCGATTGCTTGTGAAGAAATTTTAAAGCTAATGCCATCATCCTAGAAACTGGAGAATTGTGTGAATTTAATGCGACCCTCACTAGTTCGCAACACTCTTGCATCGCCAAGCCGTAAGGAGTGCCAAGGCTTTTATTCATTCCCCAAGCAAACAAAATTACGCCCACAAATGAACCGCTTTCCCACACGCCCAGCCTGACTAACTTACCAACAGGCACGCTTTTGCTATAATGCCAATTCTCACAGGCATACTTAGCTGCTGCGTGCGTGGCCCAGTCAATGCGTAGATCAGCCTTGGCCATGTTCACGCAAGTCATATTCTTGGCCGCAGTGCGGGCATTGAACCATCTTTGGCGCTAGTTCATCAAGCTTGCCTTGATCCTCCTCAGTGCCGGGATCAAAATTTGGCTGGTCAAACAATGCAGTCAATTCACCAAGGTCAAAGCCCGTCAATGTTAAATCAAAATTGCCTGCATCCAAATCCTGCAACTCGACTTTAAGCAACTCCATATCCCAGCCAGCATTTAGCGCCAGCTTGTTGTCAGCAATCACATAGGCGCGCTTTTGGGCATCTGACAATCCGTCCAGCACGATCACCGGAATCTCAGTCACACCAAGCTTGCGCGCGGCTGCAAGGCGACCGTGGCCCGCAATGATGCCGTTGCTGCCGTCAACCAGGATCGGGTTAGTCCAGCCAAACTCGCGAATCGAGGCCGCAATCTGCGCAACCTGTGCGTCGGAATGAGTGCGGCTGTTGCGCGCGAACGGAATGAGAGCCGCAATTTCACGGCTCTCGACTTTTATATTCCCGACAGTTTTTTCTGGCATACGGTCAACCTACCACTTTGCGAGGGTGTGGGCAAGGTGTCATGCTGCCTCACCTGCGCACCAAGTGCCACACTCGGCATCCATCTCGGGATCATCGTCAAAAAGCCCTCCGGCGAACAGATCGGGCGATGAATTTACGGCGCGAATGAGTTCTTCATATCCATACTCTTTGCGAAACGTATTGCTCGTTTGAGCTTCTATGTCTGCCCACCATTGTAGCGTGCCCGGTGCGGTGCGCTCCACTTCCCAAAGCTTCGGGCGAGCCTTAAGGAAGCAGGCATCACAGTTGCCCTCGAAAGGGAGCAATTGCAGGTCAAACGGCTGCTCGCGCCAGAATGCACGGACCATGCGGTTTGTGATTTCAGCATCGGCTAGTGGAAGAACGTTTGACCAAGGCTCTTTTTGCGGTTTTCTGGCTCGCGTTACGCGGTGCATTTCATCGGCACGTAGGCCAATGACATTGCTCCAGCGTTTATAACCTTGTGTCTGCATGAACCATTTCATCACGCGGATTTTAAGTTCTATCGTGCAGAATCGCGTCACGGGGTTGGGCGGATAAGATTTTGATACAATCAAATCCGCAAAAGGTTTTCCATCGCGAGAGGCGCTGTTGAACCCGACCTCTTCAAACCGATCCGCAATGTCTCCATTACGCGAACGCCATTCCAGCCAGCGGACTCGTACTCCCCAATGCGTTGCGCAATCGTGAACGAACCGCAGCGTCTCCTCGCGTTCCTTGCCAGTGTTGGCAAAGGTCACATGCACATCGTCTGGCAATGTACCGCCGTGTGCTTGTAGGATGCGCCACAGCATGTAGGCGCTGGTGCGCCCGCCACTGAATGAGATCAGAGCTGGGCCGGTGATGTAGAACGGATCAGTCATGCGCCGTCATCTCCGTCGCTGTCCGCTAGGGTGTCGCGGGGCCAATCTTCCTTGCACCGCGCGGGAACGGGTTCCCCAAGGTAGCGCGCTGGCAGTTCGCCACGCTCTAGCATTTCCAGCAGGATGGAGGCGGGACCGCTGATGTCTTTAGGGTTCATGCTATTCTCCAGATGCGGTGGCCGTTATCCGTTTTGCGACAGGTAAACTTTTTTCCGGTGCGCAATCCATAAACCTTGGCAGCGGTAGCAGCCCTGACTCCATCCTTTGCGCCTTCAGCAAAAACGCTCTGCCCAACCTCCATGGCGTTGAACGGCCAGCGGTTCCGGCCTGTACCTTCTGGGATAGGAATACCGTTTTCAATTTGCATGCCTGTTCCTCCAATCTTTCGCAAAGGTAACTAGATAAAAATGTAATGTCAAGCCGCTGGAAAAACACGCGCGAGCATCGCCGGTACAAACGTACACACCCTAAAGGTGTGTGTACGTGTACGTACCGGACTCGCTTTTGCCCCGGTCAATGTACGTACCTAATGTACGTTAAATGGTAAGTCATTGTTTTTTCTACCTTATTTTAGGTACATTGCAAAATGTACGCGCTTGTACCGGCCCTAATTTCGCCTCATCAGCATGGCCGAGCCTTCTACCCCGCAAATCACCGTCCAACCATGCTCGTACGGGGCAATTATCTCGGCCAAAGTGAGCGCTCCGATGAGCCTGTTTGTCTCGCTTGGTTTGATCGCCTGCTTGGCGCTGGCCTCGCTTTTGGCGATACCGCTTTCCATGAGGTACGACACGAGAGCCGACCGGCTAACGTATGGCTTGCCCTCTCTCACTTCCGCCCCGGAGGCCCACCAAGCGTTCTCGAACAGCTTGCGGTGCTTTGCCGTGGCGCTCTCCTTCTCGCGCTCCACAGGCGCTTCCGCGAACTGCACAACGGCGCTTGTCACCGCCTCGCCATCCTCATCGATCCAGCCGGGTATCACCACGCTTTCCAGTGTGGCGAAGACGGTCGGCGCAAGCTCCGCATCCTTGCTCTTGCGCTGGACGATCTGCATCGGCGCATCTGCCTTGGCGGGAATGATGGACACCTCGATGTCAAGCGCGCCTCGCCATGCCGATGAACCGCGCGCCCGGTGCTGCGCTTCTTCCGATACGCCCGTGTGGTGCACCAGCAGCACCGAGCAATCGAACTCGGCCATGAGCGCGTTACAGGCATCGAGCATGGACTTGGCATCCTGTGCGCTGTTCTCATCGCCAAGGAGGAAGCGGTGCAGGGTGTCCACCACGATCAGCCGGGGAAGCTCGCCAAGCGCGCGGACGCTCTCGACTACCCGGCGATATCCTTCCGCCGTGTTAAGGTCGCAGCCAGCCCTTGAGAGCCACATGGTAAGGCGCGTGGCACCTCGCGCTACCTTCCACGCTGCAACGCGCCCCCGCAGGCCGTGGTGCCCTTCACCAGCCAAGTATACCACCGCGCCCGGTTTGACCTTGTGGCCGTTCCATTCGGGCAGGCTGGCGGCCATGGAGAGGCACCAGTCGAGAACGACAAATGTCTTGCCGCCGCCACTGGGTCCGTGAACCATGATGAGGGCGCGGTCTTGCAGCCAGTGCTTGACCAGCCATGAGATAGGCGCGGGGCTTTGCGCGAAGTCATCCGCTGGGATAAGCCAATCGGATTGCGGCGGGGATAGCAACCCGGCGAGATCCCCCCCACCCTGCGCGTAATCGTTCGCGTCGCCCTGCACTGGTGGCGAGATAACCCGTGCGCCATGCTTGGCTGAAGCCTGATCGGCGTAGCGCAGGCCAACCCCGCTGGCATCATTGTCAGCCACGATCACAAGCTCTTGCAGCGCCCCGTGTTTCTCGCGCAAGGTGCCGGTGACAGGCACAAGGTTCGATGCGCTGTAAGCGACAGCGCAGGGCCTGCCGGTGACTTGGTGGATGGTGGCGGCAGTGGCGAAGCCTTCTGCGATGTAAAGCGGACCCGGATCGTCCATTGTGCCAACAACCCAGAAGCAGCCGCCCGTCTGCCCGCCGGGGTGGTAGAGCTTGCCGCCATCCCCATCGATGTATTGGAGCGAGGACAGCGCGCCGTCTGGCGTGTAAAGCGGAACGGCCAGCCGCCCGTCGCTTGTCACCCTCGCGCCGTGCGGTGCAATGCCCTTGCGCGCCAGATAGGGATGCGCCTCGCTGGCTGCCATGCAAGATGCCCAGATCGATGACACCGTATCGGCTGCAACCTCGCGGGTCTTAGCAACCTCCGCATCGCGTAGCGCCTTGGCTTCTGCCAGCCGCCGCGTGTTTGCCATCTGCTCCGAGATAGTAAGCTCGCGGCCTACATCCGCGCGCCATGGTGCCTCAAAGCCAAGCCGCCAGCAACCGAATCGGCCCGCTGGGATGCCGTCGCTATAGGCTACATACCAGCCCGTCT